ATCCATGTCACAACAGCGAAAGTCGCCGCCTCTCAGTAAGTTTAGGTTCCAACAAACTAGCAAGACCACCGTAGTTGACTGCCTGGGGCTGTCCTCTGCGGATTCCTGGTGCCTGCATCCCGGCTCGGGGCTGAGCCTGACCCAGCATATTCATTGCACCGCCGAGTGATGGCATACCACCACGCATCATGATGTCCTTTGCTTGCGCCTTTGCAAGTTCTTTCCCTGCTGCTTCCTCGTATCCAATCATTCCACCAAATGGACTATACATAGACGAGCCAGATGCCCCAGAGCCAATGCCAGTGTAGTCTCCTCCCATTGAGGCTCGTGCGATTGCCTCATTGTTAAACACCGGGATCGTTTCCGCTGCTGGATAAGCATTCACGGGAAACACATCAACCGGCATTAACCCGGATGGCCCCATTGGTTGATTTGCAAGAAACGCTGGCATAGCGTCAGCCGCCATTGCTCCTTCTGCCGCCCCTAGCGCACCGGCTTCCGCTGCTCCCGCCGCACCCGCTCCACCCAACAGAGCGCCGGCCCCGCCGCCTAGCGCAGCACCCATCATGGCACCCTTCATCGGGTCATCCCGGTTGAGCGCAGCACCAGCGACTGCACCCATTATGATCGGCTCCATTCCACTCATGCTCGGCTCCCAAACCCACCCAACAAACCACCAGCAGCAGCACCAGCACCACCGTATCCCTGCGGAGCACCGAGAGCGTAGCCAGCAGCAGCACCGCCCAGCGCACCAAGCAGCGGATTACCGATTACCGGCTGAGTCGCCATCATCCCTGACGGAGCGCCATACACAGACCCGAGGAAGCTCTGCAAGGCTTGATAGGGTGCCAGTTGCCCGTAATTGAATCGAGCAATGTCTGCTGCCATCTGCCGCTGTTGATAGTCCTCCGACATCGCCCCGACGTTGGCAAGCCTCTGGATGTCACCGTACTGAGTCTCCGCCATCGCAGGCGCACGAGTGGCTGCGGCTTCTTGCAAACCTCGCTCACGAGCGTAATTCTCGAAAGCAAGTTTCCCGGCAATATCCGACAGACCCGTTGCAAGCGCACCCTCTGCTCGACCCTCCAACTGACCCATCGCACCTGAACCGTACCGGCCAGCAGACGATGCAGCAGACCTAGCGCGGTTGATAGCATCCATGTACGTCTGTTCAAGCGGTCGTGCAGCGGCTTGGAAGGCTCCTTGGAAGAACGGAGAACCCCCAAGGTACTGACCCCCTACCGTTGCCTGTTGCTGGCCTAGCGCGGCTTGTGTGAGCGGAGAACCCATCCTTGCGCGATCAGCTGCGGCTTGCATGGCTTCCGTAGTATAAGCACTCGGCCCGACGTAGGTCTGACCGGGGTAATACTGCGGTTGCTGCCCTTGATACAGTCGTTGAGCCTCGCTCAGACCGTATTGCACAAAAGGCTGAAGGGTCGGATCAAGCTCCGTCCGACTGACTGTTTGACCACCACCACCTGCCATGTCACACCTCTGCTATCCACTTTCGCGGACGAAATCCGTACTTTTTAGCCACCCGCTGCCAGCCAGGACGATTAGAGTCAAACGATATTTTACGCGCTCCACCCTGTCTGGCAATCGCAAATAATTCAGCCATCCCGTCATCCATCATCCACGCACCCCAACCGCACCAAACATGCAGCGTATCGCCCTGCGGTTGAACTACTCCAAACCCATCCCCCAGCAGAAACAACATCGACCTACCAGCGAAGCAGTCAGCGTAAACATCCTCTGGAATCCAAGGCTCGTTACTTGCCTCTTTAACCTCCAACAACCCAGGTCTAACTTGATCCCAGACTGACCGCAATTCCTCCGGTTTTACGTACCTAGCCGAGTACGACATAACGATAGGTTTTGTCCGCTGTTGCGTTTGCAAAGTGATTGACTGTGCATTCGCCCTGAAGTTGATTGGATGCGTAAATGTCAGACGATGATGACTCGTCCACCTTGTTGATCGTGACAATCGCGCTCGGCGTAGTCGGTCGCGTCGGACTCGTCTGCGCTGCCAAATGCTCGAGCGTTACATCTGTAGAAGTTGTCGCCCACATGATCTGGACGTAATCGCCTGCTGCCAGTTGGATGTAAAAGTTCAGCGCAGCAATCAGATGCCCGTCCGTCCCGCCATGACTGTTAGGGACTGAAAACTTACTGTTCGACCCAGCAACATCAGTCCCGTTCTTGCGAAACCAAACGTCTACGTCTTGGATTGCAACATTGTCGTTGGCAAACTGGAACGAAAACTGAATGTTGTACACGCCAGCAGACCTAACAGTAATCTGCGAGTTGCTGACAACCGCAACACCAACGGCATAGTCCGTCGTGTTCAACGTAACAGCATAGGCTGCTGTAGTGCTTGCCGCTGTTTGGTCTGTAGTGTCTTGAAACGCCCCGTAAGGCACTGCGTCTGCTATGGCAGCAGCAGAGTAGGGGACGAACAGAATAATGCTGTCAGGACTGATCCTGGCGTCGTATAGGGTGGTTGTAGTAGCGTTGCCGGTCGCAAGAGTAAGCAGCCCGACAGAGTTGACCTTGCCGTCAAGAATCCGGTTGACGATTTCGGCAGTCTCTCGCGGATTGCCACCCTGTTGAGGTAGCCGACGAAACATCATCGACCCCCACAGGGAACGAGATCAAGATCAGTACCGACTAGGCTTGACCAGTTGCCAGTTGGTACAACAGAAAGACGATGATACCGCCCGCGACTGCGTAAAGACACGCGATTGTCAGAATCAGCAGCAACAGGACTCGCATAGCTGATGTTCCCGTCCAGCCGTTTTCTTGACGCTATCGCAATGGTCGCTGATCCACCGTCAATGATCGGCCTTGCAAGCGTTGCGAGAGTCTCAAGACCCTGCGCCTCAATATCGCCAGTCTGCAACTCAGCAGTAAGTGCCGAACCACCAAACGATACAATTTTTGCACCCTTCACCCCACCAGCTAAAAGTTTGCCGCCAACCCATAGACGGGAATCCAAACTAGCCGGAACCGAATCTAACGTCGGATACATTGCACTCAGGACTTCCAGACTCTTTCCAGTGGAAGCAATTGTCGCAATGAAGTTTGCTGTCGTGTCGCCGTGGCTCCACTTATCCGTAGACCAGTTATAAACCAGCAACTGATTGTTGGCGAAGATGTCTGTAAAGCACCACGTAACAGTCTTGTTGATTGGATCAACTGCCGCCGACATCTGGTCAAACTTACCAGGATCGCAATTATCAAAGAACCACCGATCTATCCGCTCGCTCCCAATAGGCTTTACCTGCTGACCGTCAGTCATGTAAAAACCATCGTCAGACAGGAAATACGTCAGCGCCCCGTACCGCACGACAGAACGGGATTCATAACACCCGAGAGCAGAGGTAACGTTATCAAACTGGAAGAACAGCGGGCTGCCGACATACGTCATCCGTACAACGGAGCGTTCCAGCAACACGATGCCAAACTCCCCACCAGTGATGCCGCGGATCTCGCCACCGTCTGGGATGTCTTGTGTGTCGGATTGGCTTGCAGCACCAGGAGTCCAGTCGGTCTCGTCGTTGATGTCAGACCAGTAAAGCCGATTCGGATACGTCGAGGTTTTCCCTGCAACCACAAAGTCTCGGACGGTCGTCACAAACTGTGCAGTCGGAGCAGCAGCAGCAAGATCGGCAAAGTTGGAGGATGAACCAACCGTCCAGGCTTGCAACTTGTCCTGCCCGTTAGCAGCGATAACTTTCTGCCCGAACTGGGTAGAAGTCCACAAAGTTGATGCCGTATAGGAGGATGCAGTCCTAGAGACGTTGACAAGGTTCAGCAGCGCAACAGCAGTGCCACCAGAAGTATAAGTTCCGTACCCAGTGGAATTGACCCCAATGCTGAAAGTTGTAGAAGTTAAAACTGTTACCGTATAGGAATTGCCATTCAACTGCGTCATTCCAACTACACCGAAGATCGTTACCGTTTCTCCGTTAGTCAACCCATGATTGCCAGATGAGGTAATTACGCAAGGATTGGCTTTTGTCGCTCCAGTGATTGTTACAACTTTTGTCGGAGCATTCCAAAGATAATTAGAACTAGCAGCAAAGAGAGTAGTGTCTGTAATCCACCGGCCAACAAAACAAGTCAGCAGGTTTTCGCTGGCAGAATTAGAGTAGTCCGAAACAGATGGCATCGGCCCGTAACCTACGAGCGTAGGCAGGACGTTCTTTGCCTCAACCAGACTGTCGGCAATACCCGGACGGTCTGGCGTCCACTGACCGAAATTTACTCTCATTCTGCCTTCGTCTGCTCTTGAACCTGCTCACGCAGCTTTTGCCACAGCGCGACCGACATCTCCAACGGCAGTTTGCCCAGCCCCATCGCAATGATGTTCGCTTCCTCTACCGTGATCTTGATGGTGAATTCTTGCATCATGCCGCCCAGGGTAGCGCCGGAGCCACAATCGGAGGATTCTTCTGGTTCTCGATCTGCTGTGCCACCGCAGCTTCAGTAGCGTCCTTGTCAACCCCATTCGCCCAGATCCAGCCGAGGACTTGCTCTTGGGTCAGGCTGGCGTAGGGAGTAAAGCTCGCCGGGTTCGGGCCGGGAACCGAGCAGGTGGAGTAGACAGAGGCAGAGTAGGTCTTGTCACCATCTACTTCGGTGGCAGAACACCGCCAGTGAACATTGAATACAACATCGCTCAGGTTGTCTTCTGAGACTTTGCAATCTAAATTTGAGACTTGCCAATCCATGATTAGACTCCTTGTTCAAGTTGCGCTACGCGAGCGGTAAGAGATTCAATGAGGGCTTGCTGTTCTTTAATTGCAGCAGTTAGTGTAGCCACCAAGAATGATGTGTCGATGCCTTGGTATTTTGGGTTTCCATCTTCATCCACGGCATCCTTTTCACCATTCACGCACTCAGGAACAATTTCTGCAAGTTCATGGGCAATAAAACCTTGACCATCGGAGCCATCAGCGTTCCATTTGTAAGTTACGGGCTTGAGCAGTGCCACCTTTGCTAATGCGCCCGTCATTGGGGCAATGGTGTTCTTCAGGCGGTAGTCTGAGGAGGTGTTGTAGCCAACAGTAGTTGTACTGTTTTGAGATATTGTTCCAATTGTTGAACCACTATACCCAAAGGCAGCAAAATCACTTCCTGTATTGCCATTTTCGTGATGAACCAGTAACGAACCATTAGATACTCTAGCCACAAGAGAATTTTGGGTAATGGTTGCAATAGTGGAAGCCGTTGTTCCCACCAACAAATTCCCACTGCTGTCGATACGGGCGCGTTCGGTGGTAGATGCTCCATTTGCTGTTGTTGCAAAAACCAGTGCCGAAGCGTAGTTGCCATCGGTGCTATTTTCTTTTACTGCCTTGATTACTGCCGCGCGTTGGATGTATGAGTTGCTTGAATTGAACTTATACCCAAAAGCAATCCCGCCGCCTACATTCTGGGCGTAGCTTGTCGTGTCAAAAACAGTAAGGACTTGCGCGTCAAGATCGGACAGGTTGTTTGAATTTGCGCCTCGAATATCAGCCCTTGCCCCCGTAATGACACTAGTGTTTCCGAGTGCCAAATTCCCACTAGCATCCAGCGTCATTGCTTGGGTGAAGGTGATGGGGTCACCTGCGGTGCCGGAGGGGGCGGTGAAGAATTTGAATGAGCCGTCAGTTTCAAGGCTAAGTGCAGAAGCCTGCGCTGTTTGGATGTATTTTGCAGCTCCATCACTCCAGTAGTTTTGCCCAAGAACGGTGCCACCTGTTGCGTAGGACAGTGATCCGCGTGCCCCTACCTGAACTGCTTTTGCGGCAGAAGTCCAAGCACTAGGCGTCACCCCCAGACCGAGGTTGCCTGCCACATCAATAACCGCTTTACCCGTCCCACCTGTCATAAAGTTTAGGGTGTGATTTGTTGTGGTGCCAACATAAGCATCAACCACAGAACCCGGAGCAACAAGCGCAAGTGTTCTTCCGGATGTGTCAGTCATCGTAATTTGAGGGCCAGACGCAAACGTATTAAAAGTGCTTGTTCCGACCAACGAGAGTTTTTGGGCCGGCGCATTCGTCCCAATCCCAACATCCCCAGCGGCAGTCACCACAAACGGAGTCGCATCCGGGTTGGCTTCATCTTCAACAGAGATAGCGTTGCCAGTACCCGTCTGCGTGATCCTGAGTGCTGGAGTGGTGGCGTTCACCACCATGACATAGCTGTCGCCTGCTTGTGCGGCTTGGATCTGCGGGACTGCTGTGTTGAGAAGAAGTGCTTCGTAAACAGCCATGA